GCCCCCCCCGCGCCGCGCGGCGCGGCGGGGGCGGGTGGGGGGTATGCAGGCGTAGCTCAGTCGGTAGAGCACCGGACTTCGTGAGCCGGTATGTCGTGGGTCCGAGCCCCACCGCCTGTGCCAGAGGCTGGGTAGCACCCGGACAATGTGAGACCGTTCGTCGTGGCTCACATGGAAATGACAATGCCCGCTGAAAACTGCGCTTGTCTTGATGCGTCAAGACCGGTTTGACCAGACGGAATAGGGGCTGCGACTTTTCGGAGCGTAGTTGCCGGTAGCGTGTGACAATCTAAGCGGGAAGACGGACAATATGCGGCATAGGTGCCCCGTAAGGGGAGACCACAGCGAGTGACGGGGACTTTCCCCGAAGCGCTAAAGCAGGGCAGGACTGCAATACCGTACCATCCCGGCCAGCGGGCGAGGAAGCGTAAAAAGCTAAGTATTAGGCGGCTGGTATAATTGCCAAGTTCCTGATGGCTGGTAGGAAGGCGCAGCGCAGCCGGGAGCCGATAAAAAAAGATCTTGCGTACCATGTTTGAATCGGGGAGATCCGGACACGCAAGATGTGTATGCCCTTCGGGGCGGGTAAAGTCTGCTATGTAAGGCCAAGGGGTGGGGGCTGGTAGCAAATAAATGTGCGAGGTGGTGATGAGTGGCATTAACAGCAAAGCAAGAGCGATTTGTGCAAGAATATCTTGTGGATTTGAATGCTACACAGGCAGCCGCAAGAGCAGGGTATAAGAACGCCGAGAAAGGTAGGCAGTTGGTTACGAATAGTAACGTTTCAGCTGCTATCCAAAAAGCAAAGGCGGAAAGGCAGAAGAGGACGGAAGTAACGCAGGATTATGTGATTGAGAAACTTAAAGAAATCGCGGACAAACCTGCGTCTGATTGCACAGAAAGCGATCTGAAATATGCGAACAAGCTAAAGGCACTCGAAATGCTTGCAAAGCATACGGGCGTGTTCGACAAGCAAGACAACACGAGCGCCGATTCCGTTGTTAAGGTGATTATCGATGTCTGATATTCGTTTGTCCGAGAAAATCGGCCCAGCGTTTTATGACATTGCGCATGACATTTTCCATCATGGTCACACGTACTACGATTTTAGCGGCGGGCGCGGTTCGCTGAAATCCTCCACAGTCTCAATTATCGTTCCGCTTCTGCTGGTTGGCAATCCGGGAACGCATGCGCTTGTGTTGCGCAAGGTGGCAAATACAATCCGCGATAGCGTGTATGCACAGTATATCTGGGCAATCGGCGAGCTGGGCATGGCGGCGTATTGGGAAGCGAAAGTATCCCCGATGGAGCTGATTTATAAGCCAACAGGACAGAAGATCATGTTTCGCGGCGCTGATGACCCGATGAAGATCAAGTCTATCAAAGTCCCGTTTGGCTATATCGCCGTGACGCACTTTGAAGAAAAAGACCAGTTTGCCGGTCGTGCGGAAATCCGAACTATTTTGCAGTCCACCATGCGCGGTGGCTCTATGTTCTGGAATTTTGAAAGCTATAACCCACCTATCTCGCGTGACAACTGGGCGAACAAAGACAGCCTGGAGGACCGGGATGACCGCTTGTGTCATAAGTCTACGTATCTGCAAGCACCGCCGGAGTGGTTGGGAGAACAGTTTCTTGCAGAAGCGGAACACCTAAAAGAGACGGACGAGCGAGCATATCAGCACGAATATCTCGGTATACCGGTAGGGACTGGCGGAAATGTGTTTGACAAGCTGGAACTGCGGGAGATTACCGGTGAAGAAGTCAAGAGTTTCGACCGCATCTATCAGGGGGTGGACTTCGGCTGGTTTCCAGACCCGTTTGCTTTTATCCGGCTGCATTATGATCGGGCGAGAGAGACCATCTATCTGCTGGATGAGATTTACCAAAACAAATTATCCAACGAGCAAAGCGCGACCATGATTAAGCAGCGCGGATATAACAACATTAGGACGATCTGCGACAACGCCGAACCGAAGAGCGTTGCTGATCTCCGCGCAATGGGGCTACCTGCGTATGAAGCGGTCAAAGGCCCCGGCTCTGTGGAATATGGCATGAAGTTTTTGCAGCGGAGAACGATTGTTATTGATAGGCGACGCACACCGCACGCTTACGATGAATTTGTTGGATACGAATACGAACGAAACAAAGACGGTGACATTATCAGCGGATACCCAGACGCGAACAACCACCTGATTGACGCGACTCGGTATGCGTTGGAGCCTGTCAGCCGCAGAATGGGAGTTATTGCATGAGCAATGCAGTTATCCAAAAGTTAAAAGAGCTTGGCTATACGACGATCCCGGAAGAGTTTTACAGCCAAGTTGACCTTTGGGGATCGTGGTACATCGGGAAGGTAAAAGGGTTCCACCAGTACCGCAGGTATAACGGCCACAAATGGACTAAACACAATAGAGCAACGCTCAGCATGGGGAAAAAGGTCTGCGAGGACTGGGCGAACCTGCTCATGAACGAAAAAGTCAAAATCACGCTTGAGGGGAAAAAGGAACAGGATTTCATCGATCGCGTTTTGGCGGAAAACAATTTCACCGTCAAAGCTAATGAGATGCAGGAGATGAAATCCGCACTGGGGACGGTGGCATATATTCCCCGCGTGACTGGGCAGGGCGTGACGGATTCCGGCGAGATCATCCCCGGTGACGCGTCCAGCATTGCGATTGATTATGCCACGATGCATGACATTTACCCACTTGCATGGCAGAACGGCTTTATTTATGATTGCGCTTTTACTTCCAGGGTTACGCGAGACGGAAAGGATTATGTGTATTTCCAGATCCACCGCAGAGCGAATGATGGGACGTATGTAATCGAAAACCGAATTTACCGATACCAGAACGAACAGTTGTCCGATGAAGATTTGAAGAATGTTTCCGGGTTTGAGCATATTCCCCCTGTGGTATACACCGGAAGCAATAAACGGCAGTTTGTAATTGACAAGCCGAACATTGCAAACAACTTCAATTATCTTCTGCCTGTTGGCATTTCCGTTTTTGCAAATTCCATTGATGTTCTTCGCGGCGTTGATACTGCGTACGACTGCTACGTCAATGAGTTTGAAAACGGCCCTATGATGATGATGGTCAAAATGCCAGCGACAAAGTATGAAGACGGTGAACCGACACTGGATGACAATGACAGGCGGTTTTACCTTCTCCCGGAAGATACACAGCAGGGGAGCGTTGTTGAGACCGTTGCACCGGAACTTCGGACGGCTGCGCTAAATGTCGGCCTGCAAGACCAACTCAATATGCTTTCCAGCAAATGCGGGTTCGGTGAAACCTATTATCGATTCGATGGCGGCAGCATGGCAACGGCCACGCAGGTAATCAGCGAGAATAGTACCATGTTCCGCACGATCAAGAAGCATGAAATTATCCTTGAGCAGGCATTGACTGAGCTGTGCCGTGTTCTTCTCCGGCTTGGGAATACTGCAATGAATGCAGGGCTTGACGAAAATGTAGAAATCTCCATCGATTTCGATGACAGCATAATTGAGGACAAGCAAACCGATTTTTCCCGCGATATGCAGCTTTTGCAGGCGGGCATCATGAACGACTGGGAGTTCCGCATGAAGTGGATGAATGAGGACGAGGCGACCGCAAAGGCTGCGCTGCCGAAGATGCAGGACATGACAACCGAAGGACAACAGGAGGTAGAGTAATGGGCGGCAGAGGCGGAGCTGGTGGCGGCATTGGAGCCGGAGAATTTGGGCGTGGGCGCGGTATGAGCCTTGCGCGGTTTTTGTCACAGCAGGATATTAACCGAGCAAACGCTGCGTCTGTCACTGATATGGGCGATATTATCAGGCGCACATTTGAGCGCAACGCTGCTGAAATCAATGGGCTTGAGCTGTCGGACGCTGAAAAGAAAGACGCCGTAAAGCAGATGGCAACTCTCGCAACAACGGCACTAAAAACGGCGGCAGGAGCAGTCAATCCTTATGCAAGCGGGCCTGCGCGCCTGACAACGGCGCAAAAAACAGGAAGCGCCGCAGACAGAGCTGCAAGAGCGCGCGGTGAAATGGATAGCTACATGCGGAAATTGCGTGACCAGTCCAGTAAAAACCGCAAAGCAGCAGAAAACAAGGCGTTTTCCAATGCCTTTGTAACAGCGCAAAAGTCCGGCGCGTTGGAAGTTACGGTAAACGGCAAGAAATACCGCAGAACTAACAAGCGCAGCGGTACATGGCGTCCGGTATGATTAACTTTGAAAATCTCGACAAGTTCACATTCCCCGGCGTTGGAAAGTACGACATTCCGCAGATCGAGCCGGTCAAGGCATATCCGCATGGCGAATTTATCCCTGTGAATTACCATTACACAGCAAAAGACCAGGCAAGCAAAATCGTTCATTTCTTTGTGGACGATTACCAATTCATTCGATATTGGAACACGCCGGACAAGTACATTCCGAAACTGTTGCAGTTTGCGGCGGTGTGTGCGCCGGACTTCTCCACATACACGGATATGCCGCTGGCGATGCAGATATACAACCATTACCGCAAGCATTGGTTGGCGGCATACTGGCAAATGTACGGCATGACGGTTTATCCAACGATTTCATGGAGCGACGAGCATAGCTATGATTGGTGCTTTGACGGTGAGCCTGTCGGCGGTGTGGTGGCTGTCAGCTCGGTAGGCACACAGCAAAACAAGGAAAGCAAACGCCTGTTTCTGCGCGGCTACGAAGAAATGATGAAACGGCTATCCCCGGAATGGGTGATATTTTACGGCAAAGTGCCGGAAGAATGTGACTGGAACGTGATACGGGTAAAACCGCATTACGACGATATTGTGAAACGGAGGAAAGCGAAATGGGCGGAAGGGGCGGAAGCGGGAGCTTTGGTTTTGCATCAATAAATGCTACCCGATCGAAAATTGCCAACCTCAAAAAAGAACAGCTTTTCATTTTCTCTCCATCGGGCGATTTGCTCTATAAGGAGCAAGGAACAGCTCAACATACGGGATATGGAGATGCCGACTATAAAGGGAATATTGTTTTACACAACCACCCGGAGGGTGTTCTCCCTGTCCCGTCCCTGAAAGATATTGAAACGTGGCAAAAATCAGGAGCAAAAGCAATCATAATTGAAAGCCGGGATGCAACGTTTACATTATCAGGACCTCACAACAAGGGATTTTATGAAACACTCGCATATAATCACAACGCCGTGCGCCGCGCCGTAAGGGAAGCGGCAAGTAAGGTATCGGCCGATTATAAGGCGGGAAAGTATAAAAGCGTGCAGGAAGCCAGAGAAGCAAGCAGAAGAGCACAAGCGGAAGCGACAAATAACGCATACGCCAAGTTTGCAAAGGCTGCTGGCGTTAGGTATTCCTTTAAGTGGAAGAAAAAGTCATGAAAAAGTCATGAAAAATTATCCTTTTACTCCTGAGCTACTGGATGCGCTCCCCGAAGAGATGGCTGAGTTGTTTCGCGGCCTTGAAGATACCTTACTGGCGGAGATATGCTCCCGGCTGAAACTGCGGGATGAGTTAAACGAGGTCACGGTGCAGGACATTCGGGCGCTACGGTCCCACGGCATCGACCTAAAGGAAATCAAGAAAGCAATCCACGAGACTTCCGGCATCAGCAAAACTAAGCTGGACAAGCTGCTGGGCGATGTGGTTGCAAGGAACCAACAGTATTACACCGATATGATTGACCTTGCGCATATCACCCAGCCTGAGACGCTGGTTGACGCTGCGGAAGTGGCGGCGATCAGGACGCAGACACTTGATACATTCCACAATCTGACCGCATCCATGGGCTTCCTAGTGGACGCTGGGCGTACAATGCTCCCACCTGCCAAAGCGTACCAATGGGCACTTGACAGCGCAGCGTTGCAGGTGCAAAGCGGTGCAATCAACTACAATCAGGCGATTAAAACGGCTGTGAAGGAACTTGCGGACAGCGGTCTAAAAGTGGTTGACTACGAAAGCGGTCATCGGGATCATGTCGATGTTGCTGTGCGAAGAGCCGTAATGACCGGCGTATCTCAAATCTGCGCTAAGTATACGGAGCAATCCGCAGAATATCTGGATACACCATATTTTGAAGTTTCGGCTCATGTTGGCGCACGAGATAAGCCGGGACCGTCACCGTGGTCATCGCATAAGGATTGGCAAGGCCGCGTTTACAGCGTCCGTACTGGGGACATTTACCCGAGCATTTATGAAACCATTCCCGAAAAGAGGACACCACAGCCCAGAAGCAAGAACACGCTGATAGACAACATCCGTGCCGTGCGCAACTCACTTTTTGCCCCCTTCGGGACGACCAAAGCTGAAGCGCAAAACCTGGCCGACAATACGAACCAACCGGTTTACATCACCCACCGGAAAGCTGACGAAGAGGGGTATGGTGAAGACAACATGGAAGATGGCTATCTTTCTGATGGTGACAGCTACACAGTAGTTCTGCCCACAGGAGCATTTACCGGAACGTGCGACTCCGTGTATGTACTGAACCAAAGTATACACGAATGGGAACGCCTGCTGGAAATGAACGAGCGGGAAAAGGCTACGGCAACAGATCTGATCAATAACTATTCGTTTCATGCAGGTGGTATGATCGAACATTCCGAACAGACATCCAGCATGACCGAACAGACCCATACCTATAACCTGATTGCCGGAGGCGGATTACTTACCGATTTAGGATTCACGGTAAACAAATGTGGTCTTGTCGTTTCAATCGAAGAACTGGGCTATGGTACGAAAGATACGGAAAGCGGCTCTTCATCCGAAGACAGCAAAACAATCGGCTTCGTATTGGCCGATGAGGGCGACGATGACTACCTGACCGTCGACGTGCTACGTGCCCCCCAACCGGAAGGCAGCTTCAATGAAACCATTGCTGACAACTTGGATAAATATACCGGCAAACAGTTCGGCAGTTTCGTGTTCAAGACGAAAGGCGGCGCGACCAGTTGCCCGTATGAAGGTGAATTGCTGACGGAATACTATGCACCGGGCACACGACTCAACGCACCTACACTCCGTATCGAGAACCCGAAGATCTCAGCCGAAAAACCGGTTGTGTCGAATGTCCCGTCCGACCAAGCAGCCAAGTTCGTATTGAACCTCTACAACGAGTCAGAAGCAGCCGAAGGTTGCTATTTCAACCTCTCGATCGTGGATGCTGCCAACCAGAAAGGTGCCAAATTTTCGATTGACGGTGTACCATTGGCAGACAAGCGTGGTATCCTGGTCAATTATGGCGAAGTATTGCAAAAGACATTGGAAATCCGTCGCGGTACAGAGTATGACTACGAAGACCTGGCCATTGTGCTCAGTTCGCAGTGTCAGGCAGATCCGACCGGCTTCCAGGAAATCATCGCCGACACGGTTTACATCTCCGCCCACTTCATCCCGTCGTCTTCGGACATCAACATCAAAAGCCCGACAGACAAGTGGACGCTGAATACCAACTCGTCGAAAGATTCGACTGGCAAGTACTATATGCCGTTGACCATCGACGGGTTCGACGTGAACTTCCAGGGATTCCACCACATCGAAGTGCAGTATAAGGCCTCTTCGGAAGCCGACACGCGCTGGACGAACATCTGTAGCTTCTTCACCGACACAGCCTACTACAAAGAGGCATCCGGCACGAAAGCGTTTATCGAAGGTCCGACCATCACCACCCGCTTCTTCGGAGCCGAGGACCAGAACTACGACATCCGCGCCGTGACCTTCTCAAAGGTAGGCAACGAGTTCGTGACGAAGGAATCGCCCGTTATCACCGGAGTGAAGGATACGAAACGGCCTGTCGTCTTCGGCAATATCGAACCGGCAGACGGTGTGTTGGGAGTAGAGGACGAAATCCGCCTGACCTTCAACGAGACCATCGCCGAAGGGTATATGACGGAAGTAAAGAACTTCCGCGTGACCGGAACCCGTAACGGCTCGAACGGTGACCACTCGACGGCACTGACATTCGACGGACGCAACTCGTACCTCGAAACGCAGGTGACACGCAACCTCGAAGCCAAAGACGTGACCGTAGAAATGTGGATCAACCCATCTGCCTCCGGACAAGATATGACCCTCTTCAGTCATGGTGACGCGACCAACGCACTGGAACTGACCTTGGCAAAAGACAACACGCTGAAAGTCCGTATCGGCGAACTGGAATACTCATCCAGAGGATTAAACGTGAAACTGGACGAATGGCAACACGTAGCCATGACCTACCAAGCTGCCAACCAGCAGTTATCCGTCTACTTCAGTGGACAGGAGGTAGTGACAGGCGTACAGACCGTCCCCTACAGCGGTATCGGCCCGGTGAGATTCGGACGGAGCCTCAAGGGCGGGAACTCATTCGCCGGACCGATGCACGAAGCACGCGTCTGGACCAAAGTAGTCAAAATGACAGACCTGATCGCCAACTCGTTGCGTATCTACACCGGACGCGAAGCCGGGTTACTGGCCTACTACCGGATGAACGAAGGCAAGGGTGACATGGCGATGGACAAATCGCAAGGTGCGACAGCCTATATGTACGGTGCAACCTGGAGTACGCAGGACGGCAAATCGCTTTCTTTCAACGGTAAGGATGCAATCGCAGTGGTCAATTCTTCACGTGTGGCAATTACCGGATCAAGTGATTACACGCTGGAATTCTGGTTCAAGGCAGCGGCCGATCAGAAAGAAGATGCCGCCTTGGTGGCCAACGGAAAGGGCGTCGGCGAAGAAAGTAACGGAAATACAAACAAGGTATTCGTCGGTTTCGTAGATAACGAACTCTTATTCCGCAATAACGGGTATGAACAAAAGGTTGCAGGTAACTTCCGTGACGGCGCATGGCACCATTTCGTACTGGCCGTGAACCGGACGGCAGGTAATGCCCAAATCTTCATGGACGGTGTGTTGAACAGCTATTTCGACGCTTCTAATGTCGGTGGTTTCAGTGCAACACAACTCTATGCCGGTGCACGCCGCTGGACGGAAGCAGAGCAGATGGTCAACCATACGGATATGCATTTGGACGGAGCGATCGACGAATTGCGCATCTGGAACATGGCCCTGCCGGCTTCGACAGTTTCCAACAACTACAATATATCACCGGAAGGAACAGAGAGGGGATTGATGATGTCCCTGCCGTTCAGCAAGTATATCACGAACAGTGCCAATATACAGGAACTGGTTTACAGCGGAGACGACCTGGTAACCGACTCGACTTTGGTTACGCTGGAGAAAGCAGTGGCGACCAGCGAAGTACCTCCTGTTTGCAAGAAAGCCCCCGAAACATCCATTCCGTTTACATTCGTCGTAAACAAGGATGCGTTGGTGATCAATCTGATGGACACACCCGAAGCGATCGAAAAGACAACTGTCAATTTCACGGTGAAGGATGTGAGCGACTTGAACGGCAACTTGATGGAAAGCCCGGTTACATGGAGCGCATACATCGACCGTAACCAGCTGAAGTGGAGCGAAAAGTCCGTGACGAAAGAGAAAAAGCTAAACGCGACCATGACATTCGCCGTGGATGTGGAGAACCACGGAGGAACGGTGAAGAACTTCACGATCGAAGGCTTACCCGCCTGGTTGGATGCCATGCCTGAATCCGGCTCTATTGATCCGCAGGGACGGGAGACAATCCTCTTTACCGTGGACGAAGGGACGAATGTAGGCCGATATGACGAAGTGATCTATGTCAAAGGTGACAACAATGTAGCCGAATCCCTGCCTGTAACATTGAAAGTGTTTGATGAACAACCAGACTGGACGGTCAATCCGGGAGATTTCGCCTATAACATGAACGTGTACGGACGGATCCGTTTCAACAAACTGTTTTCTGCAGATGCTGAAGACATGTTGGCGGCCTTCGATGCAGGCGGACGTTGCATAGGTGTAGCGAACAGCCAATATCTGAAGGATAATGATATGTGGTACGTCTTCCTGACAGTCTACAGCAACACGAACCGCTTGGCGGCAAACCAGATCGAGTTCCGTTCATGGGATGCCAGCACAGGACTTGTCTATACGGCTTATCCTTCGGAAGAGATTTCATTCGAAAGTGATAAGGTTTGGGGTACGGCCTCCGCTCCGATCATCTTCGACGGAGAAGAACGTGTGGTACAGAATATAGACCTGATCAAGGGCTGGAACTGGATATCCTACAACGTAGCAAGCGAGCTGTTCTCCGACCCGGCAAGCGTCTTGAGCAAAGCGATCTTTGCAGGCGACGAACAGGTGAAAGATGAGACAAACGGTATCTACATGACGTATGACGGCGTACGGAAGCAATGGGTCAACAACGATCCGGCCCAAGCATTGAAATTCGACAACCGCCATATGTTCCTGCTTCAGTCTCCGATGGTACAGAAATTAAGCGTTTCAGGTTTGGCGATCCACGAAAAGGAAAACCTGAAGTTGGATATCCTCCCGAACTGGAACTACATCAGTTATCTGAGCACCGTCAACCTGCCGATCTCAGAGGCTTTGGCCGGATTCGAGGCCGTGGAAGGCGATATCATCAAATCGCAAGACCGCTTCTCGATGTATGGAGAAACAACCGGTTGGTTAGGCAGTCTGACGTATCTGGAACCAGGCAAAGGATATATGTTGTTCAGCAAGAACAAAACGACATTGACCTACCCGGATGTAACGGCAGGAACCACTACACGCAGTACGATCAGTACCCGTTCAGCCGGTATGCCGATCGAAACCGTGGCCGAACAGGCC